GGTGATCTCTCCATACCGTCACTCAGTGGAACGTCATCATTCATCGAATTTTGCATCCCCAGCAATATTGCGCTCAAGGTTGTTCAGTTCATCAAAGTTTGCCGCGCCTCTTGATACTTTCGCTCTCTCAAGGAGTTCACCCGCCCAACCCGACACGTTTTTAAAATCTGGATCAATATCCTGAACTCGTATCCACATCCCCCACTTCATAGACAAAGCCTCGTTCCAAATCGCGAGCATTGAATAATCATTACTGGGGCCGACAGCCCACAAATGTCCTGGGTATTTCGCATGGAGAACTTCAGCAATATTTTTTACAAGTGAAGTAATACTTGCCTCTCGCGCCATGCTCCCCTTGTGGGAGTCAATAATGACCTTCACACAATTTCCTGAATCACGCCAATTACGAGGACTGCGGCGATAATTATTAGGATAACTTTCGTCCTGTTCTCTTCAAAATACTTTTTAAAATCCATAATTACCTCTTTGGCCCATAGGGTCTGTGCGGGTTCTCTTTAAATTTACGTTTCGGGAAGTTGTAAGCATCAATAGGTTCAGGTGCGCCTGACTCCCTCTCGCAAAGTTCCTTCCAACTGTATTTTCTGGTGCGTACTTTATTCAATGGAGCGTCCTGTTTTTTCCTTCATCGTTTCTGACAATATCTAGAGTTTCCTCTGCCACCTTGTAAATCAGTTCACTTAAAGCGCGGGTGATCTCTAGAGTTTCCAGTTCTTCTTTCGGTACATCTATAAAGTGGGAGAGGAACAGCAAAGCAAGTTGCTCTGGCGACTTCTCTGTAAATTCCTCTTTAGTAGGACGGGATTGCTTCTGGCTCAAGATCATCACCAAATATTGTCTGAGGTGGAGATGCCTTTATGTCGTAGATTCTGGACATGGCATCCAACATATCGACATGGACAGCCGGGAAAAGGTTGTACTCATTGTCGATCATCCTTTGGGTGAGGTCATACACCCTTCCATTCTCATCTTTGTTTCTGATTGGCCTAACAATAAGTGCGCCATCCCCTAACTCGAATGCCTTTTTTTGACTAGAGGTGAGAGATTCAGATGACGGGGCCAGAAAGAAACGCCAGTTCTCAAAGTCGGGCTGTAGTCTTTGTACTCGATCCCGTTTAGAACCTGGCCCTTCTCTCGGCCACGCCAATTCCTGAATTGGAAAATAGTTAGTTTCTATTTTCATCATCTCTTGGAAATGCTCAATGTCAGAGTCCTTACCGTACCGTTCGTAACCAACCTTGACGGTCTGAACTCCAGTTTGTCTGAGCCACCTATTGCGAACCTTCTTCAGTGTTTCCCATCTTTCTTTCAGATTCATGCGGTGACACACGCCATCTAACAAGTACTTATTAAATGCGTGATCAATTCCAACTACCGCAATAGCGGTTTTATCGGAAGATTGTTTTTTAGAATGTGCGGGGTCACACATGATGTACACATTCAAAATGCGAGGTCGAACCTCAATCCTTCTGATCCACTCTGGATCAAACACCTGTTCTGAACCCGCTATTGGGTTCTGCAACATCTGACAGGCCAAAACGTATTGCCCCATCGACATTCTCTTCTTTGCCCAATCTGCCTCGGATAACAGAATGGGAGTACCGTCAGGCGTTCCCTCTTTGGTGGCGGGATATATTCTGGTTTGCGTACCGCGATCTATTAGGTCACGGTAAGTATCAGCATAGTGATACCGTGTACCGATATACCATTCCCGGTTCTGACCACCGGCCAAGTTCTGGGAGAGGTCTAACGCTTCTGTTGTCTTCGATATCTGATCAGGCGTGTTCACCGAATCTCTGGTTACAACATCATCGTAGATTCTTAAATCGTAGTGGCGCGATATAGGTTGCCCATCAACCAAGCCCCATGCCTCTACTGTCGCCTCTTTAGGATTAGACTTTCGCCTAACAATTATTCCCGCCTCTTCACCCCACTGTGGAGAATCCTGTCGAGGATTGGCGTAACAGACGTTGGGAAATAGTTCCCGTAGAAAGTCGTTAATCTCAAACTCACGCTTTATCTGTTTCAGAAACCCTTTTGCAATGGGCCGCGTGTGGGAGAAGATGCCAATCGTAATATTCGGATTCTTTACAATCTCCTGAATCGTTCCCGCATAAGTAATGATTGTTGACTTGTAATGTCCCCGCGCCCAAAGGTCGAGCATCCCATCCGGGTTCTGCTCCACTTCCCTGCAACGGGCATAAAGCCAGGGATGAACTGCGTCCTTTCGGTTCAGGACTACCACAAGGAGAAACCAACGATCTATCTTTGCCAGTTCGGCAATGAGCGTAGGATCGTAGTTCTTGGTTAGAAGGTTTTTATAGAACGTACCGGCTTCTTCTAAGGTAGCCGTGGGGAGATAACTCTTGGCTTTGGCTATGAACTCTACAGAGTTCATCTATCGATCTGAGAAGCCACGGTTAACCTGTTGAACTTTCTTCTTAATGGGGGCGGCTTTTTTACTTGGGTCAAGTCCATGCGCCCTATTGATCGCGTTGGCATGGGCGTGATTACCCGCCGAATTGTCCTTTTTCATAGCGGCCACATAACCATCGTAGTATTTATCAAGATTCGGGCCTTCGTTATCCCTTATCGACTTACCGGACATCGGGTTAGCATCGTGTTGCCCCCCTTGCAAGTAGGTCGCCTGTTCATACCATTGCGCCCTTGTCGCGATTGACGGAGGAGGAGGAGGAGGTGGTGGTGGTGGTGCTTCCCTCCTCTTCACTATAGGGGCCACTTCGGGTTGTACTACCGGGGATGATTCCGTTTGCGTTTGCGTTTGCGTTTGCGTTTGCGTGGCTGGGTAAACATTAGGAGAGGCCGGTTCCGGCTCAAACGGTATCGTCTGATCTGCGACAGTTGTTTCCACTACCGGAGTGGGTGGGGTTTCTGGTTGTGCGTACTTCTGCCACTGCGACCAGTTCACCTTCATACCCGGTGGAAGGTTGTACACGAATCTGGAGAGTCCATAAGCCCTCGCGTGTGCCGGACTTGGAAACGCCATGCCTGAGTGCGGGTCGTACACGATGACGTTTACATCATTGGGCATTGTGTAATTCCAATGTGACATCTTCGTTCCGGTGTGCGCTCCACCCTTCTTTTTCTTCAACTTCAATTCAGAGAGGGAGTCGGTAGCACCGGCAATCATCGCCGCCTGTTGGTTCTGTTGCGCTATCTTCGCGTATTTTTTAAGAAAATCTTCGGAGAAAGCCATTATGCGGTTGGGTCTTTCCCAATGACCGTTCCATCTTTTAATTTTTTCTCACCCGCGCCGACCATAATGCGATGTCTATTGGCGATCTTGTCACGCTGTTTGAGGTACGCGGTTTTCTGATCTTTTGTCATACTGTCACCACCAAACTTTTTCTTGGCGGCGGCCATTTGATTTGCTCTCCATGTTTTAGCGTCTTGTCTATCAGTGCCAGTTTTAAACTTATTCGCCACCTCCTTTTGCGTACCCTTCATAGTTTCGGGGTCATAAACGTGTGGCGTAGTTATCGGGCCGGAGCCACCTATTACTGTGCCGTCCTTTAATGTTTTTGCCCCAGCATCTAGCATGATACGATGTCTGTGGGCAATCTTATTCCTCTGCTTCAGATACTCAATCTTGTTATATTCCGCAGTTCCATAACCCCACTTCTTTTTAGCCGCCGCTATGTGCGCGGCCCGCCATTTTTTAGCATCTTGTCGGCGATCCCCAGTTTTGAATTGGCCCTCTATCTCTGCCCTAGTCCCTTTCATACTCGCGGGGTCATAGACATGAGGGGTATCGACTACTTCGTCCTCCGCTTCTGACCCGGCATCCGCGAGAAGCCCGTTGTTGGGGCCGGATTGCACAGATTGATCTTCTATCTTCGCCATTGGAGCCGACTTAACCTTGGCGGCTTCAGGCTGTTTGAACTGATCCCAGTAACTCCAATCGATGGTCATGCCGGGAGGTATTTGTTGAACGAAATTTGCCACTCCGGCAGAGATAGCCACCTGTGGGCTAGGAAACGCCTTTCCTGTTCTTGGATCGTAAACAATCGTCTGTGGGCTATTGCCCTGCCACGGGGTAGATGCCCACCCCTCATTGGTGGGCCTCACTCCCTTCCACTTATGCCAGTTAAACTTCCTCTGGCGGTCTTGCCGTAGGTTTTGGAGAGCCTTCATAAAGTTAGGGTTCATGGCTTGTCGCCTCTTGGGCCTAACTCAGCCTTCTGTAAAGTATCCCGGCGAAGGCGCTCGATATTTTTTATCGAACGCTCAGTGCTGTCTTCCATCGCACTCGCCGTTTCAACGTACTTCAGCATATTCTTGGTCATCTCATCGAACTCTTTGGGTTGAGGTTTCCCCTGGTATCCAATGCTCTTTCCTTTGGGTGATACATTCATAGGTACTGCCTTCTGGTTGCCTTTGCCATTTTCAAACGATTCCGCACTTCGTCCATTTTCAGTTTGTATTGAGAGGGGGTTAGTTTCTTTCTCCTCAACATCTTTGAGAGTTGCGTCTTTTTCGCGGTTCCTTTCTGCTCACGCGAGTCGCGGGATTTGTATTTCTCCTTCAACTCATCGTTAGCCACAGTGCTGACTGTGTTTTTCTTCCCGTCCTGTTTTTCCGTAGAGGAGTTGTAGGTGCTTTGAACCTTCTTGCGATCTTTCGCGTTCTTCTTATGTCGATCAACTTCCGCTCTTGCCGATTTTCGTAGGCGGTACTGTCTTTTAGTTATCTTTCCATCCCGCAAGAGTTTCTCAAGATCAGTTTCAGAGTTAACTTGTGGAGCGGTAGTTTTCTTTTTATCGGACTTCTTGCTACGACCTTTCTCCTTTCGCTTTCTGGAAAGACTCCGCAGAAGACCCCTCTGTTGTTCTTTAGTGAGTGCCATTATTTTATGGATCGGTTGACTGATCTGGACATAACTCTGAGGTTCCCTGCTCGGTTGTCTGTCGGGCGGCGATTTGCGTGGTGGATATCCTTACCATCACCCTTCCTTACGCGGCCTAGTTTTGTTAGTTTTCTTCGGGCTTTGTTCCTTGAACTTCTCTCCGCAATTGCTTTGGAAGAGGAATGGAATTTGCTGTATTCACGCTTGTAGTTCCGGGGCTTTCCCCCACCCGTCCTGTACTCACTCGGTGTCCTTGCTGTAATTAACCCGGCCATTTTCTTTCCTTGGTGGAGGTGGCGGGATTCAAACCCGCGTCCAGATGTTCCGCTTTGGGCTTACCATCTGTCGATATCGAATCACCCCCTAAAATTCCAAGCGGTATGTTGTAAGCACCGCGCCGTCATCCCGGTAGTTAATCCCTACAGAATGACTGTTCATACTCTTCTGAATCCCGATCTGGTAACTGTCTTCCGTTGCCACCAGATGAATCGGTAGATCGAATCTTGTAACCGCATACAGGGTTGCCATTGCCACCCCGGCTACCACCATTTCCGTTTCGTACTTCTTGTACCAGTGAACCTTCTTCTGTTCTCTTTGCCCACAAAAATCGACTGATCTTCCGTTTCCGGTTCCTATGGCCCCGGCTAAACACGCCGCATCGCCCAAAGCCCTAGCCGCCGCTGATCTGCTTTCCTTCGCGTACTCTGACGCGACAACTGGTTTACCCGTGACGGCAATAGCCTGTTTGACCATTGCAGTAATTTCTGCGGGGGTTTTGTCCCAACCAGTTTGAAGAAAGACGTAATCAGCATTCGCGTAATACTCCTTGTTTCCTTTGTGTCCACCAATACCGGAAGTAAGGTGTACGCCAACTGGTTTATTGGTGATTGACTTTAAATGGGCGACCAGAGCATTGACTGTCGCGGCATCCCAATATTCATCACATTCGAGGCAGGAAACATATCCGGTCACCTTGTCATCGAACCTACGGACGATCTCACTGAAGTGGGCCTTCTGAGCCTCTAAAGACTGAGAAGTAATCTTGGGGCTATCGTCTGGTGTCAGCCACATGACAGGGCTTAACCCTGCGGCATTCAACGTATTCAGTTGCACTTCCCAATCTGGTTGGGGGGAGATAATGGAAAGATTAAAATTCGGGCCTCCGTTGAATCCATCCCCACCGTTACGGCTGTAGATATAGATATGGGTATCGCCATTTGCTTTGGCGGCGGCTCTCATCCTTAGTTTTTCTGCCTGTGGGTGGAGGTAATTGAGTGTCATCCACGAATCATCAACCATCAGGAAACTGGCTCTGGAGCCGTATATATCGGCGAATGCGGTGCTAACTACGAGGAGTGCAAATAGCGTTGATAGAAACTGTGTCACCAAAAATATTCTCTTGTTTGTAGTCTGGGGAGTGCAATGGTGGGTTGTGTGCCTCCACGGCATAGCCCAGTGAATCCATTATCTCGACAATTAATCCATTATTTTCTGCCCGATCAACTTCCAGGTAGATAACAGGCTTATAGGTTCCGATTGTTTTCAAGCCGCCCATCAAGACTTCAGGCTCCATACCCTCTACATCGATCTTTATGAAATCGCAACGGGCAAGATTTATGTGATCAATCGGGACGATGGCGACATCTTCGCCCTCTGAGTGGCCCTGTATGGAAAGCCCCCCAAAATTGTTCTCAGCCTCTGGGTCGAGAACTGGAACCTTGATAATTTTCTGTACCGAACCCACACCCATATGCTTGCAGTCAGCACACTGGATGGAGTTAAGGGCCATATTGGCGCATAACGTCTGGTATACGAACCTCTGAGGCTCAAATGCGAGAACCTTCCCGGTTTCCCCTACCCGATTAGCAAACCACAGCGTGTGAGTGCCGATATTCGCCCCAATATCAAGAACGACATCTCCGGGTCTAACGTACTTGGAGAAGAATTTCAGTTCCTCCCTCTGGTAATCCCCGTAATGCTC